TTCTGCGCAATAACTTCTTCATCGACCGACACGCCCCAATTCGGATTGGTGATGTAGGCGTTCGACAGGTCTTTGTGCGCGCCCGCTGCGATCATCGCTTGCGGGAACTCGTAAATCACCGGAAGGAAGCGTTTATCAACTACCATGCCGTCGCGCACCTTGCGGGCATAGTCCAGCTTGTCCTTGAAAACCCCTGACGGCGGCGCGTCGGATTGCGTCGTGCAATAGAAGATGAACCCTTCCGGCCTCGATGCCAGTCCGCCCGTCGCCTCGGTCAGCATGTCCGCTGCCTTGGCCTGCTTGCCAAACTCCCAAAGCTCGTCGATGAAGAAGTTATTGCGCAGAAGTTCCAAGAAGCAAGCGAGGCCGGCGAAGGCCAGTTGCGCGGATTTTGGGCCAAGCACCTAAACGTAGAAATCGGCCTAAACCTCCGCTCCGACCGCTGGGCCGGTGCCGAATATTGGGAGGCTGCGGGTAAGCGCCACGGAATGACGTTAGCGGATCTGCTCAGTCGCTCAGAGGTTGTTGATGTTGGCATCGACGGTGGCGGGTTAGACGACTTGCTTGGCCTTGCTGTTGTTGGCCGCGAGATTGACACCGGCAAATGGCTTGTCTGGACGAAAGCATGGGCGCATCCGTCCGTATTGGAGCGGCGCAAGTCAGAAGCGCCACGGTTCCACGACTTTGCAGCTGATGGTGACTTGGTACTGGTCAAACATATCGGCGAAGACGTAGCAGAGCTAGCCGGCATCGTTGCTGAATGTGAAGCCTCTGGACTGCTCGATATGGTCGGCATCGATCCGGGCGGAATCGGCGGAATTCTTGATGCGCTCGTTGAGGTAGGCATCCCGGAAGAAAAGCGCGTCGCCATATCTCAGGGCTGGAGGCTCAATGGATCAATCAAGACCGCAGAACGAAAGCTGGCTGAAGGCGTAATCGAGCACGGCGCACAACCGCTGATGGCGTGGTGTGTCGGAAATGCCAAAGTAGAGCCCAGAGGGAACGCCATCATCATCACCAAGCAGGCCAGTGGGACCGCAAAGATTGACCCGCTGATGGCGCTGCTAAGTGCTGTTTATTTAATGTCGCTGAATCCGGCCAGCTCCGGGAAATCATTTTGGGATAACTAAGTGAAACTACTAGACCGATTTTTCGGGCGAAAGTCTGCCCAGCTTACCTACGATCAGGTTGCTGGCCTGATTGATGGCGTAAGCGGAGGGTCTATTGCTGGTGTCACTGTGACAGAGAAAACGGCGCTACAGGTCTCCACCGTTCTTGCCTGCGTCAAAGTAATAGCGGATGGATGCGCTACGCCGAAGCTAAATGTCTTCCGTGAAAAGTCGGACGGGAGGCGTGAGCTAGCCTCAAATATCCCAGAATTCCGACTATTGAGCCGTCGCCCAAATGAGTGGCAAACGTCATTCGAGTGGCGCAGGCAAATGACGATGCACGCCGCCCTGACTGGATCGGGGCTGTCTATCAAAGTGCGCGGAGACAACCGGCGCGTCAGAGAGTTGATTCCTGTTGAGCCGGGCCGGTGGGACGTTCGTCGTATTTCGCGATATGAACTGTCCTATCGCTGCTGGGACCAGTTTGGTCTGATCGGAGAATTCACGCCGGATGACGTTTTCGTGTTGAACGGCGTGCAATGGGATTGGTGCTCATCAATGAACGCCGTCACCCTTGCTCGTCAGGCCGTTGGGCTCGCGATGGCAACGGAAAAGAGCCAATCCTCCATGCACGCCAATGGCCTGCGGGCTGGCGGGACATATTCTGTTGATGGGAACCTTAACGACGAACAGCATGCGCGATTAACGCGATGGCTGAAAGAACGCTCAGGCCCAGATAAAGCGGGCGCTCCGCTGGTGATGGACCGTGGAGCAAAGTGGCAAAACACCGCCATTACTGGCGTCGATGCGCAGCATGTTGAAACAAGACGGCTACAGATTGAAGAGGTTTGTCGGGTTTATGGCGTCTTCCCAATCATGGTTGGGCATTCCGACAAGACATCCACCTTTGCAAGCTCTGAAGCCTTCTTCGCCGCGCACCTGAAACACACCCTTGCGCCTTGGCATAAAGCATGGAATGACCGGCTTGACGAATTCCTGCTTGACGGGAGCGGCCCGCTCTTCACCGAGTTTGATACGCGCTACCTGACGGCTGGATCAATGGTTGATCGTGCGCAATGGACGCGGACCATGATCGAAATGGGTATCTACAGCCCGAATGAAATCCGCGACTACGACGGACTCGACCCGCGAGAAGGTGGAGACGACTACCTGACCCCGATGAACATGTCAAAAGGGCAGCCGACACCGCCGGCCCCATGAAAGAGCGAAGCAAACAACCACAACCCGCCACGGCGGGTTTTTTTACGCACAAAGGAAAGCCAATGAATCGCCTGTACCGCAAAGACGCACCGGGCGGCCGTGAAGTCCGTTCGTTCTCGCTGCAAATAAAAGCCACTGGAGACGATGGAAGCATCGAAGGCTATGGCTCCGTGTTTGGCGTGCGAGACAACTACGACGACGTAATTGCAAAAGGCGCATTCATCGCCTCTCTTTCCGACCACAAAGCGGCAGGCACCATGCCCGCCATGCTCTGGCAACACGAAGCCGATGAGCCAATTGGTATCTGGACGGAAATGACAGAAGACGCCAAAGGGCTGCGCGTCAAAGGCCAGCTGTGCCTGGAAACAAGCCAAGGGAAAGAAGCACACGCTCTCCTGAAGATGGGCGCGATCAACGGGCTATCCATTGGGTTCATGTCAAAGCAATGGGCCTATGACCAGCAAGCCGATATTCGCACCCTGACCGAAATTGATCTGTGGGAAGTGTCCTTAGTGACCTTCCCGGCAAACGAAAAAGCGCGAATCACCAACGTCAAATCCTCTGACGAACTGGTGACGCCGAAAGATGCTGAAAAAGCCCTGCGCGATGCCGGGTTCAGCAAGTCCGATGCGACAGCCTTTGTCTCTCGCGTCATGCGGATGGGAGAAGCGCGGAGCGAGTCTGCGAATTCAACCGCCGTGGCAATTAAAGCAGCCAACCGGCTGCTCAATTCCCTCACATCCTAAAAGGAAAAATCATGCAAGCAATCTCCATGTCCGTTATGGACAAGCATTTCAACGCCTTTATGGCGAAGCTGTCTGCTGTTGGCATTTACGAAAAGCGCGAAGACCCGAGCGTCAAATCGGTCGCTGATGCGCTCGACAAAATCGCCACTGCGTTTGAAGAGTACAAGAAGACCAATGACGCCCGGATCGAGGCCGTCAAGGCGGGCAACTCTACCGCCGATCTCGACCTGAAGCTGTCCCGTATCGACAACCATATCGAATCCCTTGGTGAAATGAAGACCAAGCTGGAAAAGATGGAAACCAAGCTGGCCCGTCCTGGGTTCGATGCAGGTAAGCAGGATGGTGAAAGCCGCGAAGATGTGGAATACCGCCATGCCTTCCTCGACTGGATGCGCGCGCCCAACGATCACGAGCGCCAGCAAAAGGCCGCCGCCGCAGCGAAGCAACTGGAAGCCAAAAACCGCGATGGCCGCGAAACCCGCTCGACGCAGACCGTGACATCGACCGGCGCTGCTGGCGGCTTCGCGCTGCCCGAAATCATCGAACGCCAGATCGCGCGCCTGTCGGTGGATATTTCGCCGATCCGCCAGATTGCCACCGTTCGCACTGTCGGCAGCCCTGATTACAAGGAACTGTTCGACGTGAACGGCGCTGGTTTCGAATGGCTTGGCGAAACCGACACTCGCAACCAGACCAACACGCCAGATCTGGCTGAAATCGCGCCCACCTTCGGCATGGCCTCTGCCAAGCCGCAGGCATCGGAAGAATCGCTCGATGATCTCTTCTTCGACGTTGAAAGCTGGCTGACCACCTCTGTTGCCGAAACGCTTGCTTTGGGTGAAGGCGCGGCCTTCGTCTCCGGCAACGGAACGAAAAAGCCCACCGGCTTCCTGGCTGGCCCCGCTCCTGTAGCCACGGCGGATTCTGGCCGCGCCTTTGGCACCCTGCAATACATCGCATCGGGCCAAGCGGCCGCCATGCCGACCAGCCTGGATACCCTGTACGACGTGATCTATTCACTGCGTGCGCGTTATCGCAACAATGCGCGCTGGGTCGGCTCCAAGGCAATTTTCTCCGCTCTCCGCAAATACAAGGACACCTCGAATCAATATCTGTGGCAGCCCTCCGTTGTTGCGGGTCAGCCGGATACCTTCATGGGCTACGGCATCACCGAAGCGGAAGACATGCCGGCCGTTGCGGCTAGCGCCTTCCCGCTAGCGTTCGGCGACTTCAAGGAAGGCTATTTGATCGCTGATCGTGTCGGAATGCGCATCACCCGCGACGAGATCACCACGCCTGGTTTCGTAAAATTTTATGCACGTAAAAGGGTTGGAGGAAAGTTGCGCAATACACAAGCAATAAAATTACTTAAGATTGCCGCCTCCTAATGTGATTTCTCCGGCCCTGGAAACGGGGCCGGATTTCATCATGAAACTACAGATCATCAAGCCCTTCGATTGGGCTCACCGTGGCGTGGAAATTGTCTCCTACGACCTTGGTGAAATCGACACAACGGACGAAGACTTGATTCGAGTCGCCATCGATCAAGGCTGGGCTGTCCGTGAAACATCCGCGCACCACTCCGCGCCCGAAACATCGGCAATGCGCGTTGAGCCAGCCCGGCCAAAACGAGGCCGCAAACCCAAACAACCCGACCCCGCTTAGGCGGGGTTTTTCATTTCTGGAGCCTGATAAATGGCCGTCCAATACTCTGTTTCGGTGAATAACGCCCGACTTGATGCCGTTGAATCAACCGCCGGGACAAGCGCAAAGCTGAACATTTACAGCGGCTCTGCTCCAGCGAATTGCGCTGCGGCCGATTCAGGAACGCTGCTTGCGACGCTTTCATTGCCTTCTGATTGGATGGCTGCCGCAAGCGCTGCCAGTAAGGCGAAAGTCGGTACCTGGAGCGGTACAGCGTCGGCGGGCTCTGGCGCAACGCCTACCCACTTCCGAATCAAAGACTCGGCAAATACGACATGCCATATCCAGGGAACGTGCGGCATCGGGTCGGGTGATTTGCAAGTCGATGGGACTGTTACCAGCGGCCAGTCAATCACCGTTACGTCATTCACCATTAATTCCGCAAATACGTAATGGGTTTCCGCCGCAAAGACGACTACCGCTTCGGCGTGATACCTCCAGGCCCCTGGATACGCGACATGCACATCCGCATCACCCTCGACAACTGGCGCCGCTGGCGTCGGCAGCATCAGTGGGCCGTGCTGCGCGCGGTGGCCATCACCCTGTCCGTCCTGGTCGCTGGCGCGTATCTCGTTGTTATGCCCATGCTGGCCTGGATCAGCAGCGGCTTCGGCCTCGCCGTCTCCGGCCGCATCCCGTTACCCCACTACCACTCTCGCGCGGAGTAACGCATGCTTGAGCTCGGCCTCAACGCCACCACCACCACCACGGGCACCGGCACCATCACGGCGGTGGCCGTGAGCGGCTATCTCAACATCCTCGACCTGTACGGCATCAACGATCCGGTCAGCTATGAGCTGGAGTCTGGTAACGGCGACCGTGAGTGGGGCATCGGCACCGCCCTGACCGGTAACCAGATGTCGCGGCCGGCGGCCGTCATCGCCAAGCAGGTGGGCGGTGTCATGTCGATGGGTGGCAGCCCGATCAACCTCTCGGGCACCAGTAAGTTGATCGTCACGCTGCATCACGGATCGCCGCCGCTGGCGTCCCCTGCCGTACGTACCCCGGTCATCGCGGCGCATTTCAACCCGGCGAACATGGCCGGTAACGTCGGCGGGTCGCTGACGCTCACGGCCAACCGCTTGTATGCGATGCCGATCCTTGCGCCGGCCTACCCGGCGTTGACGGGCGTGGGCCTCGCGGTCACCTCGGCGGTGGCCGGCACCGCCTATATTGGCGTCGCAGAGTCGTATTGCGTCAACGGGCGGTTCGCGCCAGGCAACCTGCTGGGCCAGGGCTCCGTCAACGTCGGCACCACGGGCGTAAAGACAGACACCGCTAGCTATGCTCCCGTCCTCAAACCTGGACATCTCTACTGGTGGCTGCTCACCTGCACCTCGGCCGCCGGCATTCGCGGGCTGGCCGCATCCAATCAGTCGCCCATCCTCGGCTTCGGCTCCGATGGCATTACCTCCTACACCTGGCTGTACGCCGCGCAAGCCGGCCCGATCCCCGCTGATTTGACCGGCGTTACCTGGACGATGGGTACCGCCGGCAATGCCGCGCCCCACCTGATCCTGACGAGCTGACCATGTACCCAGTCGATTACACCGAAAAGGGCCTCGGACTGCACGATCTGGTCCGCGCCGCCGGTTTTACGCTGGTCGAGCAAAACGGCCAGTGGCTGGCGGACGATCCTGTGTCCGTGCAGGCGATCATTGACGGTTATGACGTGCTCGCCGTGGCCCGTGCGCAGAAGTGGGAAGAGATCAAAGTCAAGCGCGAAGCCGTGAAATATGCCGGCGTGCCGATTGCAAGTGTCGGAAAAGTTATTGATACCGACGAAGGTGCGCGCACGCAGCAGCTAGGCTTGGTGCTGATGGGAGCTTCACTGCCTGCGGGGCTGCTGTGGAAATTTTCTGACAACACCTTTGAGGCGATGACGCCCGCGTTGGCTCAGGAAGTTCTTGCAACCACAGCCGCCCGCGATACCGCAGTGTTCTCTGTAGCAGAGGGCTACCGCGCCACAATCAACGCCATGACCGACTGGCAGGCGGTGCTAAATCTCGACATCTCGGCTGGCTGGCCGGTGTAAGCCATGAGCTTCGGGCTTGCATCATTCGGCCTTGAGGCATTCGGCCTTGGACCGGCTGTATCGGGCGGTGGATCGTCTGATGTTTTTGCAACGGCAACAATTAGCGAATCTAGTGATTCGTTGTCGTCGTATCTTGCTTGTAGTGTTTCTTCATCCGCATCAATCTCTGAGAGTGGAGATTCAGTTTCTGCGGCTGCATCAATCGGAAGCGTGCCGGTAACGGCGACAGCGGCCATTTCTGAGTCGTCCGATGCTTTGTTGTCGGCTTCGGCGGTTGCTATTGCTTCTGCGGCATCAATTTCTGAGCAGCTTGATTCTGTTAGCGCCTCTGCTGCGATTGGAACAAGCCCGGTACTGGCGACTGCGGCAATCAGCGAGTCAGCATCAACCGTTTCTGGCGCGGCTTTTATAACACTCTCATCGTCGGCGCTGGTTCTTGAATCGGCTGATCTGGTCGCCGCAAATTCGGCCGTATTTTTATCGGCGAGTTTGTTGCTTATTGAGATTGACGACTCCCTGTCTGCGTTCATCGGTAGCGAGTCTGCTGCATCCCTCCTGTCCGCTCGATCTGGCCACCGCCGAACCTCGGAATCATCGCGCAATCAACGAATTGGATTCTCCGCCCGAGCAGATCGGGCTTCCACGTCGCGCCGCCAATCTCGTTACGGATAACCACCATGGCCATAAAGATCATCACGCCCCCGACGGCGGAACCTGTCACGCTCGCAGAAGCCAAAGCGCAATGCCGCGTGACCGGAACGGACGAGGATTCGCTGATTTCATCCCTCGTCGCTGCCGCCCGCGCCATGGTTGAAACCGAATTGCGCCGCCCGGTCCCCGATCAAACGATTGAGCTGACCATTGACGCCTTCCCGACCTTGGAAATTGATCTCCAAACGGCGGGCGTATCGTCAATCGTTAGCGTCAAGTACATCACGGGCGGGGTAGAGACAACGCTGAATTCGTCGGTCTATGGATTGGATAACGCCGATCCCTATGAGTCGTGGCTCATCCCCACCAGCGGAAACGCCTGGCCCGCAACGGATGACATTTCCAACGCAGTAAAGGTCCGGTTCGTTGCTGGTTACGGACCGGCCGTCCCCATTGGCATCAAGCAATGGATGCTTCTTCACATCTCTGCGATGTATGACAACCGGTCCGCCATCAACGAACGCGAAATGAAGCCCCTATCGTTCCTCGACTCGCTCATTGCCGCCGAACGCGTCTGGAAGGCCATCTAATGGACGCCGGAAAACTTGACCGACTCGTCACCATCAAATCAAGAGACACCGGGCAGGATGCCATGGGCCAGCCACTGACTACATGGTCACTGGTTGCTACGGCATGGGCGAACATCAAATACCTCTCCGGCCTGTCCGCACTCAAAGCAGGGGCGGATGTTTCCCTAACAAAGACCAGCATCCGCATTCGCTACCTTGCCGGTATCAATCACGGCATGCGGGTCGAGTCATCGGGCGAAGTGTTCGACATTCAGGCCATCCTTCCCGTAGGGCGGAATGACTACCTTGATCTCGTGTGTGAGCGCGTGCAATGAGCGACAACCTCGACGAAGTGCTCGCCGGACTGGACGCCTATGTTGCAAAGGCAAAAACCAACGTGGTCTATGTGGGGGCTCAAGCGGCGGCCGAAGTGTTCTACCGAGAAGCCAAACTTCGCGCACCGGTGTCCGGAGGAGGGCATTGGTTTCACGGCACCTCGTTCAAGATCAACGGGACAAAGTACTTTTTCAACGCGGGCACGCTTAGGGATTCCATCTATCAGGTCATGTCAAAGGACAACAGCGGAGACGGGAAAGCTACTTATCACGTCGCGTGGAATCACAAGAAATGCCCCTATGGATTCATGGTTGAGTTTGGCACCTCACGCGCCCCGGCGCACCCGTTCCTTCGTCCTGCCTATGAAGCGGCAAAGCATGAAGCCAAGACGGCAGCAAAGGTCGCCATGGATGACTACTTGAGCGCGCAGAAATGAGCCTCGAATCCGATCTGCAAACCCTTGTGTCTGGCGTTGTTCAGTCATTCCCCGACTTCGCCCCGGCAACTGTTACGGCGCCTTATGCCGTATGGCAACAAATCGGAGGCGCATCTCCAGCCTACGTTGAGCGCGCCGTGTTCAACAAGCGGAACGCACGGATGCAGATCACCGTATGGGCCGCAACCCGCTCACAGGCCAACGCCTTGATGGCGCAGATCGAAGCGGCGCTCGTTCTTTCCACGGCGTTCCAGGCCAGTCCCTATGGGGCAATGACTGCCGTCGCTGACGAAGAAACCCAACTGCGTGGCGCCCGCCAAGATTTCAGCATCTGGTCTGAACGATAGCGCCACATAAAGAAACCAAGCCGCCCTGAGCAATCCGGGCGGCTTTTTTTATGCCCGGAATCCCCTCTGGGCTTTCACACCAAACCCGCTCCGGCGGGTTTTTTCATTTCTGAAAGGCCCATTCCATGAGCGCAAAACTCCCTGACGGCGCAATCGTCACCCTCTCCACCACTCTCGGCTCTACAAAGACCGTTTCTGCTCTGACCAACGCCAATCCCGGTGTCGCAACCTCCACCGCGCACGGCTTCGCCAATGGCGACATCGTACTGATGAATTCCGGCTGGTCGAATCTGAACCAGAAAGCCGTCCGCGTTGCGGGCTCGGTTGCCAACGCCTTCAACCTTGACGGCATCGATACTAGCCTGACCAGCCTTTACCCTGCGGGATCTGGTACGGGCTCCGCTCAATTGGTCGGCGGCTTCACCCAGATTTCTCAAATCATGGGCCTCACCACACAAGGCGGCGATCAGCAATACGCCACCTTCTCCTTCCTTGAGCAGAACTTCGAGACGCAATTGCCCACGGTGTTCTCTGCCCAAAGCATCTCTCTCGAAATCGCCGATGACCCGTCCCTGCCTGGCTACATCGCCCTGAAAGCCGCCGCCGATGCCCGCGCCTTCCGTGTGCTCAAGCTGCAACTGCCCGATGGGTCTTTCATCTTCTACTACGGCCAGATTTCTTTCAACGAAACGCCGTCCCTCAACAAGGGCCAGGTGATGGTGGTGAAAGCCACCTTTGCCCTGCAAGCTCGTCCCGTCCGGTACGCCTCCTAAGCCGTTGCCTCCTAAGCCCGCTCCGGCGGGCTTTTTCATGCCCGGCAGGTCGCACCTGCATGGGCCTTTTTACGCAAACGAGAAAAAACATGGCAAAAATCAAGCTGGGCAATGCGCCCAAAAACTTCAAGCGCACCGTCACCTTCCCGCTGTTGGATGGCACCGAAGGGCAGATCGAATGCGTCTTCAAATACCGCACCCGCACCCAATTCGGCGCGCTGGTGGATTCCCTCTCGAAAGACGCTGGCGAACCGCTCAAGAACGGTCAGTTCTCCATGGAAACCCTCATGGAAAAGACCCGCGAGAAAAACGGCGAATACCTGATCGAAGTCTTGGAGGGGTGGGATGTTGATGCGGAATTGAACATCGTCAATGCCCAGCAACTTGCCGATGAAGTCCCGTCCGCCGTTATGGCGATCATGGACGCGTATCGCCTTGGCATCAACGAAGGCCGCTTGGGAAACTGACAGCGGCGGCGGTCTCACTGTACGAGCCGCCGCCCGACGAGAAAGAGCTTGAAGCCTTTGGCCTGAAGCTCTCCGATTACGACACCACCCTCGAAATCTGGCCGGAAAACTTCCCGGCTGTTGATCTCTTCACACGCCTCCATACGCAATGGACCTACTCATTTCGGGGCCGTGAAGGGCTGAACTACCTCGTTCTTTTCACATGGATTGACCGCCTGAATCTCGCAAGAGAGGACGCGGACTGCCTGATTGAAGACATCCAACACCTTGAGCGCGAAGCCCTCAAGGCCATGCGCAGCACCTGACCGGAGCAATCATGACCGATGGCGTATATCAGATTGACGTAGTTGCCACCGCCGATGGTGTGGAAACTGGCGTCCGTCAAGCCAAGCAGTCGTTTAAGAGCCTCAGCGACGAGGCCGCTCGTGCTGGTGAGAAGGTCGAAAAAGGCCTAGGCAGCGGTGCTGATGGAGCCTCAGCATCAGTTGAGCGTGCGACCAAGAGCATCATCAACTCCATTCAGCGCACCACGGCCGTCACCGAAGCCGGAGCACGGGGAACCTCGGCGTATTACGAAGCCGTTGCCAAACAGCGTGGGGTCAGTGTTGATTCGCTGAAGCCCTACTTGTCACAACTTGACGCGGCCACAGAGAAGCAACGAGCCGCGTCCATGGAGATTCGGCAGACCTCGCTATCTGCGAAAGAAATGGCTTTTGCGTTGCGTGGCGTTCCTGCGCAATTCACAGACATTGCAACGTCAATCGCTGGTGGGCAGAAGCCATTGACAGTCCTGCTGCAACAGGGCGGCCAGCTCAAGGACATGTTTGGCGGCATTGGCCCCGCTGCCCGCGCATTGGGCGGGTACGTCGCCGGGCTCATCAACCCCTTCACCCTTGCTGCTGGGGCGGCAACGGCATTGGGCTATGCCTACTACCAAGGCAGCGAAGAAGCAAAAAACTACGCCAAGGCCATCATCCTCACCGGAAATGCGGCCGGGGTGACGGTGGATAAGCTCAACACCCTCGCCACCTCAGTGGCAGGAACGACCGGCGCCACCAAGGGCGCAGCGGCAGAAGCCTTGCAACAGGCCGTCGCCTCGGGCCGTGTCGCAGCGGGGAATCTTGAGCTTGTATCGTCTGCCGCCTTGAAGATGGAGAAGGCCACCGGCCAGTCTGTTAGCGAAACCATCAAGCAGTTTGAAGACCTCGGAAAATCTCCGGTTGAAGCCTCGCTCAAGCTCAACGAATCGCAACGCTACCTGACCGCTGAGATTTATCGTCAGATCAAGGCGCTGGAAGATCAAGGAAAAGCGGCCGAAGCCGCCGCACTGGCACAGAAGACCTTTGCCGATGCGATGAATGGTCGTAGCGATCAACTTATCCAGAACCTTGGCTATCTCGAAAAGGCATGGGCTGGCGTCAAGGAAGGTGCCAAGGAAGCGTGGGACGCCATGCTTGGTGTGGGCCGTCAAGCTGACCCGCTGGAATCTGCGCGCGCTAATGTTGAAGCCATACAGCGCAAGATTGCAGACACAAAAAAGAACGCGGCTTACGATCCAATCTCTGCGCAGGCTGAACTTGCTAGGCTGAATAACGAGCTTCGCGCCAGTCAGCAGATACTCATCAATGAGAAAGCCCGCGCCAGCTTGGCGGGCGATGTAGCGAAGGCAAAATCCGAGGCTCAAGCCAAGGAAGAGGCTGGAATCCAATGGCTGCGCGAAGGCGAGCAATTTCTTTCCAAGCAGGTCAAGCTACAGCAAGACATTGAGAAAGCCCGCAATCTCGGCATTCAGGCTGGATTGACGGAAGAGCAGATTCAGAAGCGCATCGGCGAAATCCGCGCGAAGTATCAGGAAAAGTCCAGCGGCAAATCCCAAGCCGTGAAGGACGCGGAAGAGCTGGAAGCCGTTCTAAACAAGATCAACGCCAAATCTGCTGGCTTTGATAACGACTACCTTTCCAGTCTCGCCACGCTTCAAAAGGCATATCAGGGCAATAAGATCACCCTTGATGACTACCGATCATCGGTCATCAAGCTGAATTCAGAACAGAAGTTCAGCAAAGACATTGCCAAGGAACTCGCTGAACAAGAAAAGGCGCGAGGCGATTTCTTTTCCAAGCTCGCCGCCGATGAGCAGCGCCGCGCCGCATCTATCGAACAGCAGAACGCCTCACTGGAAGATGAAATTTCCATGTTCGGTCTGTCCAAAGAGGCACAGGCCGAATATCGCGCTGCGAAGCTAGAAGATGCCGCCGCCTCTGACCGGATCACGGCGGCGACGCTGGAATCTCAGGCCGTCATGCTCAACATGATGGGCATTCTCCCAGAAGTGGCACAGGGCTACTTAGACCTCGCTGAAGCCAAACGACAGGCTGCTGATGGTGGAGAGAGACAGGCTACGCTCGTGCGAGAACGTGAGCAGAAAGCCTCAAACAAGCGCGTTCAGGACGAAGCTAAAAAAGAATGGAAGCGCGGCTGGGAAGAGACCGACCGCATCGCCCGGCAAGTCTTTGACGCATGGGGCGAGAACGGCGCAGACGCTGCCCAGCAGATCGGACGCACCTTGCGCTCCGCCCTTCGCAGCGCCATCTATGAGGCCACGCTTAAGCCCATCGTATTCCAGGTGTATGGGCAAGTGACAAACGCCTTCGGCATGAGCGGGGCGGCGGGTGGTGGTGGCGTGGGTGGTGCGGGGGGGTACAACCCGCTATCGGGTTCCTTCTCCACGGGTAACACCGGGTTCGCAGGGCTGTGGAGTTCTGCCCCCGTAAATTCATGGACGAACTTTGGATTCTCCGGTGTGGGCGAATCGCTGGGGCTCTCCACGACCGTTGGCAAAGGGGTGAAGCAGCTCACCTCGGCTGGTGAATGGCTCTCCGCAAAGGGGGCGTCTGCGCTGGGTTACGCCGGGGCGTTGTATTCGCTTTCGCAGGGTAACTATGGCAGTGCCGCCGGGTCGGCCATTGGGACGTACATCATGCCCGGCATCGGCACCGCCATCGGCTCAGTGCTTGGCGGGCTGCTCGATGGCGGAGGCGAAGACCCGCACAATAATGCCGACAGCACGGGCTATGCCTTCAAGCTCACAAAATCTGGCGTGATGGGCACCGGCACTGGAGCTGGCATCACGGATGAAGTTCCCGCAAACATCCCGTATTCATGGGTCGCGGGCCAGACCAGCGGCCGGGGGCGGTGGAATGATGGCACCGCGCTTACCTCAGCGCAGATCACGCAGATTGCCCAGGCATCGGCTGCCGTTTTTGCCTCGGGCGAGTCGATTGCAAAAACGCTTGGACTCTCTCCGTCGTTGCTGAATTCGACCACGGTCGCCAGCACTGGATTCAAGAGTATCGAGGATGCGCTTTCGCAGCTTGGTGACGAAATCGCCACCCGGCTGATTCCGAACATCAAGGACTTCCAGGCGTCCGGCGAAACGCTCGGCACAACGTTGTCGCGGCTGGCCGGCGAATTCGTGCTGACCGATCAAATGGCAGCGATCATGGGCCGGTCGGGTAACGCGGCCTTTGGTGCCTCCGGCATCGGTGGTCGCGATAACTTGATTCAGTTGCTTGGCGGCGCGTCGTCCGCAACGGCGGCGTTCGATACCTTCTGGCAAAACTTCTACAGCGAAGGCGAGCGCAAGGACTACACAAAGGGCCAGATCGGCAACACCCTAAAGGCAATTGGCCTGGACGTGATTCCCACTACGCGGGATGAGTTCCGCAAACTGGTGGAAGCACAAGACCTGGCGACCGAATCCGGCCGAAAGATGTACGCCACCTTGCTGGCTGTCTCCGGCTCCTTCGCAGGCATTACGGACGCGGCGGCGATGGGTGGCGCGTACGGTACGCGAGACCTGAAAACGTCGTCATTCGCCAGTCGCACCGACTACCTTCGGGCGCAGCGGGCAACAGGTAGGGCCGAGGCCGTGATTGTGTCTGATCCCAAAGTCATGAATGAGCTTGCGCAGCTTCGGGCGCAGTTTAGAAACCTTGAAGCTAGCCAAGTTTCGATGGCCCGATTTGCGCTCAAGTCAGCACAAGTCCTCGAAAAATGGGAAGGGATTGGCATGCCTGTAGAGAGGGCTGCACTATGAAAATGATCCGCCCAACGCCGATTGATGACGCGGCGCTGATCTCGTCCAACGTGCCCGAGACGGATTACTCCGCATTTTCGAGCGTGACTACCTACGCGCAAGGCGACCGGGTGCTGTTGGCATCGTCGCACCGGAATTACGAATCGCTGGTGCCGTCCAATCTCGGCAATCATCCTGAGGTTGTCAGCACGTCCCTGAATCTGGCCATTGCCGGGAATCGCGTCTTTACCGTTTCGGCAGGGCTGTCATTCGCGGCGGCGCAAGAGGTTGAGGTCTATGCCGCAGACGATCCGAGCGTGTTGCTCACGGGGACGGTGACAAGCTACACGTCAGGTACGCTTGTCCTCAACATCACCGATGTGAAGGGCGGCGGGTTTCACTCGGCATGGGTCATCAAGCGGCCCGCGCTGTGGTTGGACATCGGCACAAATAACCGATGGCGGATGTTCGACAAGTCCGCCACCAGCCAGACAACCAATCCAGATTCCATCGTTATATCAACCTCCGTTCCCGGCCGAATTGGCGCGGTTGCCTTGGTGAATATCGAAGCCTCCAGCGTGCAGGTGCAGGTGAGTCATCCATCCTCTGGGGTGATTTATGACTCGACGCAAACGCTTTCGCTCACCAACGGAATTAAAACGTGGTACGCCTGGTTCTTCGGCCAACGAAGCCGAAGTACGTTTGCCGTATTTGATGACCTACCACCCTATGCCGGGGCCACCTTGACCATCACGATCAGCGACCCAGGCAACACCGTTGCCTGTGGGGCCTGTGTGATTGGCCAAGTCTCTGAGTTGGGCTACACCCAACTCGGGATGGAGCTTGGCATTGTGGATTATTCCGTCAAATCAATCGACGACTGGGGCAATGCCACTGTCGTTCAGCGGGCGGCGGCAAACGTATCAAGGATGACGATCCTTGTCGATAACAACAAGGCCGATTCTGTTCATGCAACGCTAAAGGCGTTCCGGGCAACGCCGGCCGTCTATGTCGGATCAAAGCTATTCGGCGCATCCGTCATTTATGGCTTTTTCAAGAGCTTTTCCGTTGTGGTTGCGTATCCATACCACTCCCTTTGTGATATTGAAATCGAGGAGCTTATATGAGCGGCGTTGATTTACTGCCGGCCTGGCCGACTTCAGGCGATTCTGAAGCGGCATTCAACACCAAGGCGGATGCGCTGGGTCCTGCGCTCTCCACGATGATTACCCAGATCAATACCGCGCTTGGCGTGACAAATATCAGCGCATGGGTCAGCGGCGCCGCCTACACGGCGGGCACGTCCGTCGTCTGGAGCCTGATCAATTTCCGCCCGTATCGCCGCAAAACGACCAGTAGCGCGGGGACGACGGACCCGTCATTAGACACAACGAACTGGGCTCAAGTTGATATTGCTGTTGTTGATGCATCCGGGAATGTCACTATTCCAGGGACGCAGGTGGCGATTCAAACGGGTGGGGTTGAGCGGCTGCTGATTACCTCTAGCGGGCAACTCCTTCATGACTACGGAACCGATGGAACTACGCTCGCCAGATTTTCCGGCGCGTCGTATGCGGTACGCATGCAATCTATTGGCGGTTCCGGGGTGAGCATCGAGGCTACTGATGACGTCGAGAGTACATTCCAGCAACTCTGGCTGGGCGGGTCTAGCGTAGGCATTAAGCTGCTTGGCACCACGTATTTCAACCTAACAAGCTCTAGCGCCACCGTATCGCAACCCATCGGCCTCGGCTACGGCACCGGGTCTGGTGGGGCTGTTACTCAAGCCACCAACAAGACAACAGCGGTAACGCTTAATAAGCCCGCTGGACAAATCACGATGAACGCCGCAAGCCTTGCCGCAGGGGCGTCAGTCACTTTCGCTGTAAATACCTCATCGCTTGGGCAATACGATGTTCCCGTCGTTGCCATTGGGTCCGTAGGTGCAGGCACGACATATGACGCCACGGTGTCTTATGTGGCGACGGGTGTTTTCTATATCACGCTGAAAAACACATCAGGAGGCGCGCTTGCTGAAGCGGTAAAGATCAATTTTTCGATCATAAAAGGAGCAAGTGCATAATGCACCTATCGAACGTAACCCACTACGCATCCACCAACTCCGTCGAAGCTACCTGGATCGATGCAGATGGAGTGCAGATCAAATGCCACTCTTACGCCGACGTGCAAATGGACATGCTCCGCGCTGATCTTGGAGACGATGCGGCGACGTATGCCGATCTGATTTCGACGGTAGAGGCGAACATTCAGCCAGCACCGCCCGCGCCTCCAGCGCCTCCAATATCCGTTACTCCCTACCAGATCCGCGAAGCTCTGAATATGCTTGGCCTGCGCAGCGCTGTGGAATCTGCCGTGGCTGCCGGATCGCAAAGCCTGAAGGATAAATGGCAATTCGCGCAGGAGTTCAAGCGCGATAACGCGACTGTCATCGAGCTTGGAACCGCGCTGGGCAAGACCGATGCCGAAATGGATGCGCTGTTCCAGCTTGCGGAGACGCTGACGCCATGATCGCCGCCAAACTCATCGCATGGGGAATGCTCGCGGGCCTTCTCACCTACATTGGCTTGCCGTTTTATGTGCAGCTTCAGAAGGAAAAAGACCTCTGGAAGAAAGCTGTTGCGGCAGGCGATCCAAACGCGGACGAACTAAAGCCGCGCTGGTTCGATGAAATCATCCTGCTGTTCTTTGGAATTGCGGACGTTTTTTTCAACGTCACAATCGGGACAGCCATGTTCGCCGATCTCCCCTTTCAGAAACAAGCCGGGCATCGGGAGGTTACCTACTCGCAGCGATTGAAGCGACTGATTCTCGACATGGGCTGGCGTGGTAACCGTGCGCGCTGGGTCGCTGAGACATTCATCTATCGGACTGACCCGAGTCATCTCTCTTAAGGACGACCATGGCCGAACCCCATTCCTCCGCCATTGGTGCCGTCGCTGGCGCTGCTGCTGCAGCTCCGGCGGCGCTATTCCTGGGGGCGCACGCTGACGCCATCATTCTCGGCCTCATGGCCTCCGTATTTAGCTCGATCTGGCTGCCTGCGGTGGATGACAAAGTCAAAGCGTTTGCCTCGGTCTGCCTGTCCGCTTTGTTGGCCGGGTACGGCGCCCCCATTGCCGTCGCCAATGCAGCCAGCGTCGCGCCTGGCATCGTCCTGGCCCCCGATCAGGCCCGCCCACTGCTGGCAGTTGTCATCGGCGCGGTGTGCCCGCTCCTGGTGCCTGTGCTGCTCAACAAGCTCAAAAGCAAAGGGGAGGCGCTATGACACTCCTGCTGCTGCTCTTTGCGGGCGTCATCATCGTCCGCACCGTGTGCGTCGCCTCCCACATGAGCATCCGCCGGTGGGACGGTCACCCCTGGCAATTTGTGGCCCTAAGCATGGAACACGCGCTGCTCTGCGCTGGTGCCTTGGGCGTGGCCCTTGGAGCGCCGGCCGGCGGCCATGCTCTGCTGCTGGGGCTCACCCTCAAAGTGGTGTTCGACCGCCGCCGGCGTGAGCGGAGGGGCTGCCGATGATCTCCCCCAATGATGTCATCGGCCCCTGGCAGCACAGCCCCGACCTGACCGACGAGCGACTTGAGCACATCACCGACCTCGTGCCAGCCGTCAATGCGCTGCTTGCTCGCGCCGCACAGGCCGGCGTCAAGCTGCCGATTAACCCAAAGACCAAGACGCAGGTGAGCGGCGAGCAGTACGGGGGGTTCCGCCCGCAGACGTGCCCTATCGGTGCGCCGCTCTCCGCCCACAAGCAGGGGCTGGCCGTGGATATTTATGACCCTGATAACAAGCTTGATGAGTGGATCACCGACGATGTGCTGTCGCAAGTTGGGCTATATCGCGAGGCTCCACGGGCCACGCCGGGATGGACGCATCTAACGATCCGGCGCCCCGGGTCAGGGAATAGGACATTCATGCCATGACCGCAATCCCCTTGCCGTATCGCCTGTTAGCCATCGCCGCCCTGATTGCTGCCTGTATCGGATTCGGATGGGTCAATGGCGCAGACCATGTGCAAGACAAGTGGGGCGCGGCAACTGTTAGGCAATCCCTAATAGTTGCCCACGTACAAGCCAAACAGACCCAAGCCACAAAGGATATTGACCATGCGACTCGCTCTCTCGTTTCTCGCAGCGATGACTATTGGCGGCTGCGCCTCAAGCCCCTGCAAGCCGATCCCGTTCCCGGAACCGCCGGAAGCGCTGATGCAGCCGCCGCGCCAGATCCGGCTGATTCCGCCGGAGTTGATGGGGCACCCATTTGCAGCCCCGCCGATGGTGCCGCAGACGCGATAGTGATTTTGGGCTGGCAGCATGTATATAAAGCGTGGGCAGATGCGCAAACCTCTTCCCACTAGATATGCATAATGATAAAGTCGGAAGCAAGGTGTTAGAGCACCTTGCCCCCTAACCAAACGATCTGTAAGGAGACCGTCATGGCTGCGCGCAATTCTATTCCCAAACTCGTCGCTGGCAACAGATTCAACATGCTTGTTGTCCTGTCCCAAATTGACAAAAAATACTGGCTCTGTCTCTGTGATTGTGGAACAGAGAAGCGCGTTCGCAAAGATCATTTAACACTTGGTCGTGTTAAGTCGTGCGGATGTAAGTCGGCAGAGTGGATTGCGGAGTCAAGAACAATTCACGGACACGCAAAAAGAGGCAGCGGAACATCTATCTATAGTAGATGGCAAGGAATGTTGGAGCGATGCAATAACAAAAATAGCCAAGCATACAAAAGATATGGCGGACGGGGGATAACTATATGCGACCGCTGGCTTTCCTTTGAAAACTTCTATGAAGATATGGGAGACCCGCCCGACGGAATGTCGCTTGATCGGATTGATAACGATAAGGGATATTCAAAGGATAACTGTAGGTGGGCATCAAAGACTGAACAAATTAGGAACAGAAGCACATCTAAGATATTGACTTTCAATGGGGAAACAAAGTCAATAAAAGAGTGGGCAGATTCCTATGGAATTAGGTATGGAACACTTCAACTTAGGCTTAGAACGGGGTGGAGTGTTGATGAGGCCATCACTACCCCAGTTATAAGTAGAAGCAATCAGTTCATTGCGCGCCCACATTTATGGGCGAAGGCGATGCAAGCGGCTTACTAGCTGTCTAGCGCGTCTTCTCTGCTGATCATTCCCCGCCCCCTGCCGTAAAAGTCCGCCATCTCAAGATTAGATGGCGGTTTTGCCGTATACATCTAGTTAGGCGCTCTTGGGCTTGCCGTAGTCCAGCACGTAGCGCTTGGCCTCGTCCTTGGAAACGTCGATGCCGTCCCAGTCCAGAAAGATCGTCGGCGCGTTGCACTCATCGATCATCTGGCAGATCAAGTCCTTTTGTTCCTGCGTGTCGTTCGTCGTCATCGCGCCGGCAGACGTGCCAAGGTCGAAGTACCGTTGCAGCAGGGCCCGTCCTTTCTCGCTGTGCAGGTTCCAAGCCTTCAGGGTGCCCCACTTGAGGCTCAGGTGGTCTTGCTGTTCGTTCATGTTTCCTCGCTTCGGCGCCGCGCGCCTAACTGGTCGGTCGAGGCGACGCCTTGCGGCGCCGCGGTTGTGGTCTGCGAAGGCTGGTGCGCCGCAAGGCGCGCCTCACCTCCAACGTTATGCGTCACCGTGTATCCAAGCGCCTCAAGCATGCGTATCGCATTGTTTATTTTGGTACGGCCAGGGCCTTTGTGGGTTACAGCTATCGGCTTTTCTGGCGCAGCCAGAATCCGATCCTTGTTCTCCCTGCACCACGACAGCGCAGGCGTGGCATAAGCCCCGCTATATCCGGCCTTTGTGCCTTCATCGTAAATCTCAGGCACGGTGCGCCGTAGTTCGCGCAGGAATGCGGCCCTTGCCGTCACTTGGCCTATTTCGTGTTCGGCAGCGACATCCTTGAACGATTTGCCGCTGAGCACGTCCTCAAGAATCTTTCTGTTTCTATTCATGGGTTCCTCTATCGCTTTACGCATAACAATCCGGTTCAGTCGGACAGGCCGCCTGCGGCGTCCTGCCGCTGACCTTGCTCGTTATGCCTCTTCAAAATAAATCTCGATCTTGTCTGCCGCCCAGTCTTCGGCAACTTTGTATTTTTCATCATCGGTCATACCCTCCCATTCTCCCGCATCTAAACAGAGGTCTTTTACCGTATCAAGAACACCAGACTTCCGGCACGAATGAATGTTCGCGCCGTTATTCAGGAAAAACTGTACTTTTGCCATTTCTTTCTCCGTAGCCCCGAGAGGCATAACATTTGCGTCAACACGGACAGCTGAAATTCCGCCGTGCTTCGTGGTCACTTGCTTTCGCCGCTGCCTGTTACGCCAGCGTTATGCATTTCAATCTGGCTTCGTCGCGTTCTCGACGTTCTTCATCACGCCCTTTAAGGCGGTTGCTGTATAGGGTTCGTTCTTGTCAGTTATTGATCCTCCGAGGGTCAGTACATCGGCAGCGATGGCTATCGGCGTTTCCACAACAACCCCGACTACCGCTTTTGTCAAATCTCCGAGTATTCCAAACATGGCGTTTCCTTTCTTTGTAGTTAAAAAATACATAACCCGTCGCTCAACCCCGTTCGCTCTGCTCACTGGACGCCCCGCGATGAAGCTGCGGGTCGCCGGTTAGCTTTGCGTTGGGCGGCACTTCCGGCACTCCGGACATCTTCAAGTAAATTGAGCTGTGGCCGTTCTTCCGTGCGTCCTTCGCAACCCAGTTCATGTACTTGTCCACATTCACGCCGCCATGCTCTGCGCACTGCGCCATCGCCCGGTAGTGGTCAAACACGCAATGCCCGTTGCTCTGTGCCGACGTGCAAAACCCGTCCTCGCTGTACTGAAACGAGGCAAACATCGGCACGCCTTCGCGCTGGCAAATCTCCAGCAGTTGCGTCATCAGCGGCGCAATCTGCTCGTCGTAAATCGCTTCTTTGTCTTCCATGGTCATCTCCAAAATGTGCCGCCCAACACGGCGGTCAAGCGCGACCTTCGCGGCTACGCCGCTCGGCCGCTTACCTCTGCGTTCGGCGTCACTTAATCCGCCGTCTGCGGTTCTCAACAGCGCGATGCCAGCCGCTGCTACCCTCGATAATCTCCGGGAATTTCTCGCGAACTTGGCGCTTTGCCTCCGTTAGAACCCGGCATCGTCTTCCGTAATAACTTCCACATATGGTCGGCATCTCACTCTTCCCATCGGGTCATGTCTTCATCGGCGGCTTCTTCCGGGTTTTCCGTCAAGTCGCCATCCAGGTTCTCAAGCGCAGATTCGGCAAAGTCACGCGCCTGTTTAAGGGGCAGCCCACCCCGCGTTTCAAAGCGCGCCGCACATTTCGTCAACCACCCTTCCTTATCCATTTCGTTCTCCTAGTAACCAGTGACGCCGAACCCATCGTTCAACCGGACGCGCCGCGATAAAGCCGCGTCGCTCCGGTTATCTCAGGCGTTAGGCCCCAATCCCATGCAGCCGCTCAATGTCGCGCACGCATGCCTCGAAGGCGTCCACCTCCTCACGCAGCAAGCTACTCAGCGGGTAGTGCTGGGTCATCACGTCGTCAATCTGCTGGCGCGTCAGCGGCGCCAGTTTCTCGGCTGTCAGCGGGAACCACGTTTCAAGCCTGCTGTCCTCGCGCCACTTCGCGCCTACCTGTGTGTCATGGTTTCGGTCGCGTATCGCCTCCACCGCCTCGTCCAGCAGCGCCGCGATGTCGCTCGCGCCCTCGTTGCGGCACAAGTCGGCCTCGTCTTGCAGCCTCGAAATCAGGTCAGTTTGCTTATCCACGTTGTCTAGTCCTAGTACGGTTGCACTATCTCGCTTCGGAGCCAGGGCCTAACAGGCCGGTCAAGGGCGACACCCTACGGGCTGGCGCCCTCCGGGTGCGCCTTACCGGCAGCGTTAGAGCGCAAGGCCTCTTCCAGCATCTTTGCCGCCTCATGGAGAGCCCGATGCCTCCCGAGCTTCTCAGCCGCCGCGCAGTGCGCCTTCAGTTCGGCCTCGCCAAACTTGCCGCGCTCGACCTTGATTTCCCAGCCCAAGCACTCGTCGCGCCGAAGTTGGCCGATGTAGTCGAAATAGGCGTTATCTGCCCTGGTACGCATGCGCTCTAACACGTCAGTCAACACGGACGCCCCGCCGGCGGCGCTGTTTTCTGTTTGTGCGTTCTCCATCTTCATCACTCCTTGTTCGGTTCGTGGTGTGGGGCGCCGGTTACTTCGGCGTTAGAGCGCAAAGCCGAATGAACCGCCGTCACGATCCGCTCCAAGTACGCCTCCTCGGTTTTCTTCATCTTCCGGTCGATCGAGTGCATCTTTCCGGCGATGTAGCTCGGGTGGCAGTCGATCAGGAATTCCCGCAGGCTATTGGAGCCTGTCGCGCCCCAATACCCAGCCCAAGCGCTTCCGTAACACTCCACAATCAGCCGGCCGTTACTCGGGCCAACGTCTTGCAGAACAACCGTTATCGGGTCCAACTTCGGGGCGTCGAAGATGGTGAAGACCTGTGCCTTTTCTGCGTTCTCAACTCTCATTTTTCTCTCCGTCCTTACCGTTGCGCTCTAACCCGGCGGTCGTGTGGGACGCTGCGCCTGTCGGCGCACCGCCCCACACCTCAGCGTTATGCGTCAGTTCATTGGCCTAGTAGCGCCTACTGGGACAAGGCTTGCCATCCCCGCAATCGGCCCATCGATAGCCAAATAGCGAATGCCAGCCGGCGCAATAACGCGGTCAGCAATTGCCTGCATGACATCGACCCTAGATCCGCTTTTGATATTCAGTTGCCCTATTTCTTCCATGACCGCCTTAAGTCCGGCCTGGTCTGTCATGGCCTTGTCTGTCATGGCAAGCACCTTCTTTTCCAGTTTCTTGATGCGCCGCTCGTATTGCTTAAACGTTTCCATTTCTCTCTCCAAAAATGCCGCATAACACAGCGGTCGATGCCGCGCTTCGCGCTGGACCTTCGGCAACTTGCGTTGCCTCGGCCCATCACCTAAGCGTTAGAAGGCGTCATAGTTGATTCCTCGCATCCATCGCATGCAGCTCCTGTTTCAACACGCGGGCCGTGTCGCAAATCTCGTTCGCCGTCGTCATCGCCTCAAACAAAATCTTTTCTGCCGTCTGCTTCATTTTCCGCAGCGGGTAGCGGTGCGGGTTTTCGTTGTCCACGTCGTCGTTCATACGGGCTATTTCGTTCGCCACGAAAACAAACCTGTCCGCCAAACTCCATTGTCTTTCGCTCATGCTATTTCCCTTTCTCAACCAGCCTTCTAACTCCACGGTGCAGCGGACCTTCGCTGCGCTCAGTCCGCTAACCTTTGGCGTTGGGCCTCATAGCACCCACGGGCTGTTTATCCCGAAAGACCAGTTCGCCAGCGTGTGCGCTTGGCCTTTCACGTTCCAGAAATCCTGCACCGGAACGCCAGTAACAACCGGGTTCGCTTCCCTTCTCGCGCCGTCTTCACGGATGGCCGTAAAGCGCCCTGTCTTGCGCCATGCGTCGAGAAAAATTTGCACCCGCTTGGCGATTGCTGGACGCACTTCACACTCAAGAATTGCAATCTCCATGTCCAGTTGCGCCGCCTCGAACTCACGTTCAACTGTTTGTGGCGCTCGGTTCAAGCCTTCGCGGTACTTCCGCAGTTTTTCAATTCTCTCTATCGTTTCTCTCATTGTCTTCTCCAAAGGCATAACCCGTCGTTCCAGCGGAGCTACGCAATACGGCCGCGTATCCCGCTGAACTCATGCGTTAGAAGGCAGTCGTTCAACAAGTGTGGTCATTTCACCGCCTCCCAAAGCACACGGTTGTCGCTGCGCGGGACACGTCGAATGAGGCCGTCTTCGATCAGCTTGCCGGTGACGTAGCGAATTGACTGGATGGTGTAGCCGGTGAGCTTGACGAGCAGGGCGGCATCGCTGCGCCGGCCGTTGGCGCGGATGTGGGCGAGGACGTTGGATTTCTTGACCGGCCCGCTGGCCTTGCCGTGGCGCATGTATTTGTATTCCTGGGGGTCGTTTTCGGACCACCAGGATGGGCGCTGGATTTGTTCGAGGGCGAGTTGGAGGGTCATTCCTCTACCTCGATGTGCATGTCAAAATCGTAAGGGTTGCACGCACGCGTGGTGACGGCGTATGGACCGAGGCCGGCGTCGAGGGTGATGGTGCGATGGCGGGCGCAGGAGTCGCGCAGCAGGCAGAACTCCTTTGGGGCGGCGCGGCCGAGTTCGTAATGGCCGGGCGGGTGGGCAAGGCAGCGGGTGAGGTCGCGGTGCAGGGGCAGGTTCATGCGGCGGATTCCTTGTGGTGGCGCGGTGCTCGGTTCCAGGCGGCGATGGCGCCCATGATGTCGCCTTCGATTGGTCCAATGCAGCGACACTCGTTGCACTCGACGGCGTATTCGCTGATGCTGACTTCGCCGATCTCGACGTCGTCGTGGTCGCAGAACGGGCAGTTATGGACGGTGATGCTCATTTCTGGCGTGCCTCCAGCATGAGGTCGGCGATCTTGAATGCTTTTTCGGCGACGAGTTCTTCAGGGCCCCAGCCATAGGCCAGCAGGCCGTCTAGGGCAGATGCGGCGTATTTGTCGCGCAGGGTTGCGCGCATCTGGCGGGTTTCGTTTTCCAGGCTGCGGACTTTGGCTTCAAGCGCTTCGAGGTCGGTCATAGCGCGGCCCCCCAGATGCGGACGCTGTCGCCCAGAAACTGATAGAGCGACCTTGTTTCGTCTGCCGTGAGCACCAGGCCGCTGCTGTGCCGGCGATGGATGGTGAGCTGTCCGTCGCTGCTGACGCCGAATACCGGCGCGAGCGATTTTGGCAGGGAGATTTCATCGATGTCATCGTCCGGATCGCCGAGCGGTTTCAGGTCGAACTGGAATATCTCTTCGAGGCCGATCTCGTCGGAGCACACCTTGGCTGGCTTTTCGTCCAGCGTCGGTGGCTCGACAACGGCCGCGTCCCCGCCCGGAGTGCGCATTGCAAGGGAGGTGGGCGGTACGGCGGCGGCCGGGGTTATGTCCCCACTCCCGGCTTGGGTGGTCACGGAGCATTCTTTTTTCTGCGCGTCCGCCTTTCGGCGGCCGATGGAGAATTCTTTCCAGTTTGGCGGCGTGGCTTCATTGGCGGCGCTGGACAGGCGGAATTCGGCAATCGGCGGCTGGCCGGGGCGTTCAACCTTGCAGGTGAGAATAAGTCCCGTCTTGATGGCTTCCCATAGGATGGCCTGGACGTTCTTGGGGTCGGCGTCGAGCGCTTTGGCGAGCTCCGGCGTCCGCACGTTGGGGTGTTTTGCGATGTAGTTGATGCCGCGCTGTATCTTGGTCAGCTCGTCTTTAGTCGAAGTAGTCATAAATTTCCCGAAGGATAAGAATTAGAAGGATGGTGGCCAGCACGGTGACCGGGTAGATTTCCCAGGCCATGTCAATGAAACCAGCGCGAGATGAGAACAACGAGGCTGAATCCGGCGGCTACCGATACGCTGATGCGCAGGATGCTGGCCTTGAGTGCATCGGCTTGCTGCAGCATGCGCTGCGGGCGGAGGGATGGGTTGCGGGTCATGATCAGGCCATTTTCCAGATGCGGCGCTGGCCGACCGGCAGCAGCGCGTTGTATTCGGCGCGGGCCTTGGCCAGCTCGCGGCGGGTGTGGTGACGGGCAGCGATGATGCGCGCTTCGAGCAGGCGGTCGACCACCAGATCGAGGCATTCGCTCTGCCCGTGGATAGTGATTTCGAGGCTGCGGATCTGGTAAAGCCAGAAAAGGCGATGGAGCGCGGTCGACATAGATTTTATGGCGGTTTTCATGCGGCCTCCTGGGTGAGCGCAGCGGCTTCGGCTTCGAGTTCCTTGAGCCGGTTCGCGTGGACGTTCAGATTGAATGCGAGGTCGTGCATTTGCTGCGGCGTCAAAGCCATACGGATTGAGGCGTGGCCGTGGTCTGTATCGACGCTAATGCCAATGCTTGCGAGGGCATTAGATGCGTCTGTGATGGCAGACCATACCTGTGCGCATGCATTGTGGCCGTCGACATTGACTACATCCATTTTGAAAGTGCGTTTCCAGTTACTCATGGTGTCTCCCTGGATCAGTTGTTTATAAGGCGGACGACGAAGGCGCGAAGCGCTTCCGGGGTGCTGCGGTAGCCTAGAAACACCGGGCGGGCCGGGGTCTTGCGGTAGACGAGGTAGCGGGCGCCTTTTTCGATGACGTAGCAGCCGTTGGCACTGGCAAGGCGACGGGATTCGATCAGGGCGGGCAGAGGCGTCTGGCTCGGCATGGCGATGTTGAAAATTGATGAATTACTGAATAACCAATCTGCGGACGGCACGAGCACGGAGCCCGTTGTCCTTGAGGCTGATGATCTGGAGGCCGCCGTCGAAGCTCTGACACCAGGCGTAGCCTGAATCTGAGGCGTGCTGCTGGTTTGACCAGTACGCTTCCTGTTTGAACTGGTCTTTGAAGCTGGCGAACAGCATGGCCTGTTCGATACGGTTCGGCAGGTCGCCGCCGATGGACTTGGCCCAGGCCATTTGTGCTTCCCAGGGCGCCGGATCGGCGTCTCCGGGGAGCAGGACGGTGTGGGTGACAGCGCCGTTTTCATCAATGACGCCGCAGAGGTAGCGCTCGCCGGCGGCGAGTTCGGGGAGGGTGATGGTGAGTTGTTTGGTGGTCATTTCACTAATCCTTCATCAGTAGGTACAGGGTTACTAGGACGCCCACCATGGTCACTACGTATACGATGGGCCCGGCAAGATGCTGTCCAATTGCTTGTATGACTTCTGGCGTCATGGTTGCTGTCCTCAGTTGATCGCCGCGACTTTTTCTGCCGCGCGCCCGCACTCGCTGGCGCATCGATCATTGCCGCGGACGTTGAAGCGTTCGATGCTTTTGCGGGCGATGATCTCGGCCAGGGTGGTGCGGGTCAGTTGCTCGAGGTCCATCACGTCGCGCAGGTTGGTGCTGCGCGACAGGCCGCGCCTGGCGCAGATTTCGGATTTCTTGCCGCCGATGATCGGTTTGTAGATCGCGTTGGTGCAGTCCGCATAGCCCTTGCCGATGACGCCGTGCGCCGATAGCGTGGCGGCCCAGTCCGCGTCGAATGACTGGGTAACTTCTTTGGTGGATGGCATCGGGGTCATTTGGAGAGTTCTCATGGGTTGTTCAGAGGTCCAATTACTCGTAGTTGCGTTCGGAAACGAAGGTCGGAAAGCGCGGTAGACCGCCATCGGTCAAACCACAGAAACCGAAGGTCACTGCTGCGCCAATGGCTGGCGGGGCGTGGCGGATGGCGTCAGGAATGCCAGCGCCGACGTTGAACACCTTGTCTTTCCAGCGACAGATCAGGGCGCCGACCAGGCCGGCGAACTTGCCTTCGCCGCCTTCGTGGCCAATGACTTCGGCCTCGTCGCTTTCGAACGGCTTGTACTTGAGCAGGCTGGCAGAGCGCTTTTGTTCGTAGGCGCTGCCCGGCTTCCTCAGCATCACGCCTTCGGCGCCCTGGGCGACGAGTTTGGTGAAGGTGGCGTCGAGCTTGGCTTTGTTGCGGCACACGGTGTGTTCGAGCACGCTGGAAACCTTGCAGCCATACAACCGTTCGGCGGCGGCAGCCAGGCGGGCTTCGAATCCGCCGGGTAGGGCCGGCGCGTCGAATACGCGGTAGGAAATGGCCTGCCAGTCGGTGTCGACCGCAACCCTGGTGCGCACGATGCCGACCGTCTTCTGGAATTTGCCGCGGCCGATATACAACTCGCCGTCGAGTGCCATGTCGGCGGGAAGTTGTGCGATGAACCAGGCTGGCGCGGCAAAGGCGTTTCCGTTGCGCGACATGAGCTGGCGGCCGTCCCATACGGCACGCACGCCGTCGAGCTTTTCGCTGAGCAGCCAGCCGGCAATGGGCTGGTTGGTGTAGGGCTTGGCTAGCATAGGGGTCATGGGCGGCTCCGGTTGGTGGTGCGTTGGAACCAAATATAAGCGTACTGTTTCTATATGTCAATAAGCAGGCTGATATTTATGGCAAAATAAAACCCGGCATGTGCCGGGCTAGAATCACCATGAAGGAGATTGCTATGGAAAAACTGGATTTCTTCGAGGCTGCCGCCAGGACGAACGCGGCTTATCACATTGCGAGCGCCGAGTATCTGACCAAGGAGGCCAACGCAACCCTGTTGCTCCTGCTATCCGGGGCGGCCGGCGCGCTGGCTTATGCGGTCAGCTTGTACGACAAGGGGATTATGTGGGCCGCCGTCGGCATGGCCGTCGCCGGCCTCTATCTGTTCGCGCTCTCCGGGGTGCTGGTCTTCGGCTGTCTGTTGCTGCGCGATTTGTACCCGCCAGCCAACGAGCCCGGCATTTTGATGGCGGTCGACTGGACGCTCGACGAAATGCGGCGCGCCGAGCTTGAAAGCCAGCAACGCTGTATTGAAAGGAATCGTTTACGGAACGGGTTTGTGGCGAGCTGGCTTCAGCGCGTTCGCATCGCCATCCCGGCGGTTTCCCTGGTCTTTATTTTGGCTGCGGGCGTGGCAATTTATCGTTAGGCTGCCGGTCCCGCCGGGTTGGCGGCGGGTCCGGGTAGCGCTTATCATCGGCGCCGGCTGCCCTAGCCTTGTCTTCAGCGATGCGCTGTTCCAGACGCGCTCCATGGTTCATCGGCACTCGCGGTCGTAGGCGTCGCGGCGCTGCTTCAACTCGTTCTCGTGCTGCGTCAGCGTGCGCTGCCAGCCGACATCCTGCGCCAGGGCGACACTGCGCTGGTTATAGCGCATCGAGGACTCAAGGGTAGCACAGCGCTGCTTGCGTGCCGATTCGTTGGCCCGCGCCTGTGCCGCTTCGGCCGCGTTCTGGCTGGCCGTCGCCCGCTCCAGCGCCTGATAGTTGGCGTCCTTCTGGCCATCGATGGCATTGCGCTCACGGCGCTCCTTGATGCTTAGCTTGAGACGGTCGATCTGCTGTTGCTGGCTCAGGCTGTCCTGTAATTCGCCGACCGGCTTCGCATTGTGAGCGCACGGCGCATCGGCATAGACCGTCTTGCCGTTGATCGTACATTTGTACTGCGCCTGGGCAGAAAACGCCACCAGGGCCAGCAGCGCGGCTAGTTTCTTCATGATCGCCTCCCGTGGTTCGATGGCGACATTATGCGATCAGTATTTATCGAGCGCAATCGCCGTGGCTGGCGGCGGGATTTTTATTTTTCAAAATAGCCCTTTCGGTGCTTGGTATCGGCGGCGTTCGTCTAGTCGGTATCGCGGATAAGGGGGCTTTTAAACGGGATTATTTCAGCCGTCCGTGCCGTTTCCGCCTTGGGCCTGTGCGATGAGTTCCGCAACTTCAGCTACATCCTTTACGGCGGCGTTCTTCCCGTATTCCGGCATGGGTTCCATGATCTTGGCGACGGCAATGATCTTGGGGTCGGTGGTGTGGTAGTACATCGGAACCATTTCGCCAATTTCATCAGCGAGCCAGTCAGCACTTATTTCAAGCGCCCGTGCCAGGCGGTTCGTATATTCCGACCCTGTTGCGGTCAACGATGTTTCCAGCTGCGAAATCAGCGATTGGCTCACGCCAGACGCCTCAGAAAGCGCAGCCTGCTTTAAGCCGCGCGCCTTTCTAGCTGTCCGTAATCTCTCACCATATCTCATAACAGCAAACTTATTAGCTAAGTAATTTGCAGTCAAAACAGCGGACTTATTGACATATAAAAACAGTGGGCTTATATTTGGCTCCATGTCAAAGCAATCCCTTCTCCAAGCAGTCGAACTGGCCGGTGGTCAGGTCGATCTGGCTCGTGGCATCCGCGAGCGCATTCCCGGCTCGAAGATCGGCCAGGTGCATGTCTGGGGCTGGCTCAACCAGGTCAAGATGGAAGTGCCGCCCGCCGATGTGGTGATCCCGATGGCCGACTTCCTCGGCTACCGCATGACCCCGCACGACATCCGCCCCGATCTCTACCCAAACCCGACCGATGCCGTTCCGGAAGAAATCGCCGAACAAATCCGCGCTGGCGCATGGCCAGTGAAAGAGGCCGCCTGATGTCAATCTATGCTTCTGGCCGCGTCGAGCGCAACGCTGTTGGCAAACTGGTTGCGTGCTTCGGCGTTGAGGTTCAGTCCGCGCTCCCCGCACCAGGCAGCGAAATCGGCCGGGTCGATGTAGGCCCGGGTTGTGATCCAGCCGAGGCGCTGAAACTTCTTCTCGGATTGCTCGGCCTTGATGCGCCAGGCGCTGTAGGTGGCGGGCAGTTTGTCCCGGTCTTCCATGAGGCGGCGCGCCGCTTCGTAGTCTTCGAGTCGATACCAGACCAGCCCGGCGATCCGCTTCTGTTCGGTCATGGGGATTCCTTTCAATGATTGATGACGCGATGAAACAGAGTTCTGCATACCTTGAGTGGCGCGCTACCCGTGAAGTCGATTTCGCACGTCGTCTAGAAGTTGATGCTGCGCAACTCGAAAGGCTTCGGCAAATGCGGGTTGTATTCCGCTTGAAATCTGTAGTGCGTGTTGCGTCGCGAGCGACGCTTCCAGGGCGTCTGCGACTGCGTTCGCGTTCGGTTGCGCGGCCAGCAGCTCGATCACCAGCGCCGCCAGGCGGTTCGTATATTCCGACCCTGTTGCGGTCAACGATGTTTCCAGCTGCGAAATCAGCGATTGGCTCACGCCAGACGCCTCAGAAAGCGCAGCCTGCTTTAAGCCGCGCGCCTTTC